AAAGGATATATTTAATTTAACATTAAAATTTATAAAGGAGGAATTACATATGTTGGATCAGATTAAACAGGCTCTTGAGGAACAGAAATCGTTGCTTCTGCTTCAGTTTGATACGAAGATGAAAGAAGCAATGGAAACCAATTCGGAACTTGCAACTCGTGTTGCAGAACTTGAGAAACAGGCTACTCCTCGGAAAGTTCATCTTGCTGGTCTTGAAGATGAAAAGGAACAGTTTTCGTTTTTCAAAGCGATTTGGGCTATTAAAACTCATAATTGGGATAATGCTGGTTTTGAAAAGGAAATTTTTGAACAGACTCGGAAGAGGGCAATGTCAATGGGCACAGGCTCTGCTGGTGGATATATTGTACCTACAATTTACATTGCTGAGATAATTGATCTGTTGAAAGCTGAAGCAATTGTTGCTTCTCTTGGTGCAACGTTTCTTCCTAATCTTCAGGGTTCACCTGTTCAGATTCCTCGTCAGAGTGGGGGGTCCACTGGGTATTGGGTTGGTGAGAATACAGCAATTACAGCTTCGGATTTGACACTTGAACAGCTTTCTTTGACACCGAAGAAAGTAGGTGCATTGGTTAAATTGAGTAATACACTTGTAAAAATGAGTAATCCGTCTGCTGAAGCTCTTGTCCGGAGAGACATCGCTGCTACAATCGCTTTACAGATTGATTTGAAAGCTTTGCGTGGTAGTGGTTCTGCAAGTCAGCCAACCGGAATTGCTTCTACGGGGAGCATCAATACCGTTGCTATTGGTGATAATGGTGGTGCTTTGACGTGGGATCATTTGCTTGATATGGAATATACTCTTGCAAGTGAAAATGCTCTGAAAGGAAGTCTTGGTTATGCAATGCATCCTTCACTTCGTCGGAAGCTTTTGAAAACCAGGATTGCTCAGTACAGTGGAGATACTGCTGGTGAGTATATGGTTGCTCCGGTGATGTCTGAAGCTGCATTTAAGACTTGGCTGTCTTACCCCTATCGTCAGACGACTCAGATTCCCGTCAATTTGACGAAAGGTACTGGCACAAAGCTGACAGAGGTTTATTTTGGTAACTGGGCTGAACTCATTATCGGTCAGTGGGGTGGAATGGAAATTGCACTCTCTACCGAAACGAGCGATGCGTTTGAGAAAGATCAGACTTGGGTTCGTGTTCTGCAGGAAGTTGACATGGCAGTTCGACATCCGAAGTCCTTCTGTCTCATCAATGATGCAGAATCTGGACTGTAATCCTTTAACAGAGGGGGAGAAATCCCCCTCATAAGGAATCTTATGAAAGGAGGATAGCAGAATGGATTTTGTAAGTGGAAATATTAAATCAGTCACGGCGTTTACTCCAAGAGCAATTTCTGGAGAAGTTGCTGAATCAGGGAACACCATTGATCGTAAAGGATATAATAGTGCAGTTTTCACACTTGTTGTTGGAGATTATACAAGTGATCCTTCAGCGATTGATGTTGCTTGTGCACTTCAAACAAAGTCTGGAGAAACAGATAGTTGGCAAGATGCTCTTGATGTTGATGGTAGTGTTATTACAACAAGAATATCTGGTGAAGTCTCTAATGTACGTTTGGCACAAAGTGAGATAAATGTTGATCTTCGTTCTTTGCAGCGGTATGTTAAACTTACTGTTGCTGCTGATTTTACAGGGGGAACAAGTCCCACATTGTTCTTTGCTTCTACAGCTTCACTTGGTGAACCTTCGATTTCACCGGCAGTTTAAAGATGAAGTGGGGCTTTGGCCCCACTGATTACTTAAAAAGGAGAGAATATGAAAGTAAAAGTAAGAACTGGATATGCTCATGTAACGGGGGGATTTGCTCATAAGGAAGGTGAAATCATTGAGATTCCCGATGATGAGTATCAGCAGTTGACTCAGAAATTTGAAGTTGTGAAAGAAGTAATTGTTAAACCTGTTGTTGAAGTCCCCTTTGAACCTGTCATCGAGGTAGCAGAAGAAGTGATTGTGGAAGAGAAAGCAATTGATGAAGACGATGTGATAAATAGAGCAATTCTTGATTCTAAGAAAGGTGTATCTGTTATTAAGGCGAGACGGGTGAAAAAGGTTATTGAAGAACCTGCTCCGAGAAGACGCATAAAGGAGTAAGTGATGAAGCTTGTATCTTTGGCAGATGTGAAAACATTTCTTGAGATTACAGCGACGAGCTTTGATGCTTTGCTGACTATGATAATCCAGAATGCGTCGGCGTCTGTTGAAACTTATTTAAATCGTAATCTTGAAAAAATTGAAAGAGTTGCCTATTATAATGCAGGAAAACGATATATTTATCTTCCTGCATATCCTATTGATTCAACTACTCAATTGATTGTTGAATTTTGTGATTCTATTCAGACAAAAGATGTTGATTTCTTTGTAAGAAATGATGTTGGTCTTATAGAGTTTCCAGAATTTTCAGTACCGTTGTATATGAATCCGAATGAACTTGAAATAACATGGACTGGTGGATATGCTGAAATCGGTGCTACTGATGATAAATATCTCGATGTTCCTTTAAATATTCGTGATGCAACGATGATACAAGTTGCATATACTTTTAGACGGAGAAAAGATATAGGTGTTGCTTCTGTATCGTTACCTGATGGTTCAATCAGCAAGAACCCAATTGATAATAGATTGCTTCCAGAAGTACGATCTTCATTATCTGCGTTTAGACGGGTTGTAGGAGAAGTTTAATGTCTGATTTAATTACTATAGTTACACGACGAAAAGATTTTATTAATCGTAAAGTAAGTATGGGAACTATGGCTCCTCGGCAAATTCCTGTTATGCTTATTGAAGCATTTAAACAAGGACTTCGACCATTTCTTATGTCTGTGAAAGCAAGACTTCCTCATGGACGTACAGGAAAATTGGTAAATAATACAGAATTAGAGATTGAACGAACAAAAGCAGGTGTAAGTGCTAAATTGACAATAGGTAGGGATGTTCCATATGCTCATGTTCATGCAAAATTTGGAATGTCTCCTACAATTATTTTGCCTAAAAATAAAAAACATCTTGCAATTCCTTTAACCGCTCGTGCTCGTAATTTACAGAGTCAAGTTGGTTCATTATTGCAATATTCTCAATTGAAGGGTGGATGGGAAAGAAAAGGAAATAAGAGTCATATACTTTATTGGACTTCAAACAGTAATCAAAAAGGGATTCCTTACTTTGCTCTTGCTCACCAAGTAAAAGTGAAACCATCCGTTGATTTATATGTTGTGAAAGAAGAAATGAAAATTGCAGCAAATGAAATAATTAATAGGGTATTTAATGGATTTGATTTTGGTTTTGTTAGAATGATAGGGAAAGCTAAATGAGTAATACAACTCGGCAAAATATTTTAAATCAATTAAAGACTACACTTGAAAAAGTGACAGCTTTACAGCAAGTGGAAATTAATCGTACAATACCAATTGATCTTGATACGACACCTTTTCCTTGTGCTTTTATTTATTCAGTGCGAGAAACAAAATTAAGTGATGATCGTTCGGTTATTGGATATGAAAATTGGGAATGGTTATTAAATATTGAAGTGTGGCTTGATTCGAGAAATGATCAAGAAATATTACTTGGTGAAATACATCATGAGCTTGCCAGTGATAATCAGATAGGCGGTTATGCTGTTACTTCTGATAGAATTGGTTCCATTATGTATGTAGTGGAACCTGATCGTAGTATTAGTGCGATGATTCTTGAATATAGTGTGATTTACCGACATAAAAACAGGACTCCGTGACATAATGATGGTTAGGTGCTTTTAGGATCAGATTTAATAACGAAAAAGGAGGTAATGAATATGCAACAGCAAGGGTCAAGTACAAAAATTATAGTTGATTTTGAGAGCACTTATGGAGTGACTCCAACTTCCGCAGCGGCGTTTGTGCTTCCTATTATCAGTGAAAGCATAAAACAAACGAGAAATTCTGTTTCTTCCAAGACATTAAGAAGTGATAGAAATCCATATCAACCTGGTCGAGGAAATACTGAGGTAAGTGGTGATATATCATTTGAATTGTCACCAACATATGGTAAATTGATGAAGGCTTCTTTTGGAAAAGTAGAATCTTCAGGAGTAAGTGCTCCATATACTCATACATTTAAAATTGATGATTCTTTACCAAGTTTTACTTATGAGAAACAATATAGTGATCTTGCTTTAGCAAAATATTTTCAGTATTCAGGGTGTAAAATAAATTCACTAAAACTTTCTGCAAAGACTGAAGGTCTTATTGATTGTTCTGTAAGTGTAATGGGTCGTAAAGAAGTTGTCAGTGGTGAATCATTTGATAGTGATGCAATTGATCTTGGTCATACTCCATTTGATGCAATGGATGCTACGATTAGAGAAAATAATGATGAACTTGCCATTGTTACTGAAATCGATTTCTCACTTGAGAATGGTCTTGACGGGGGAAACTATGTTATTGATCGTACTGGTATGAGACGTTCAATGCCTGCAGGGACTGTAAAAGTAAGCGGAACTCTTCGAGCTGTATTTGAGGATTTGGTTCTTTATGACAAAGCAATTAACAATACGGAGACTTCATTGAGTATGGAGTTTAAAAAAGGAACAGGAGATGGAAGTTCTATTGGTAATGAAAAATTGACGTTTTATGTACCAGAACTTACATTTTCACCAAGCGCCCCTGTTGTGAGTGGACCTGCAGGTCTCGTTGTTGAACTTCCTTTCGAGGGTTTTTATAGTGGTGATATAAATGCATCTGCAATGTATGCTGTGTTGCTTTCACCATATAGTGGATCACAGCTTGGGATTGCTTAACAATTAAAAGGAAAGTAGATATGGAAAAAAAATCATATATAATAGGAGATAAAGTTTATACACAAAGTAAAATGGTATGGGGGCAAGTTAGACAGATTATTAAAATTACTGATAATCTAACCTTACCTTCAGATTTTACTCCAAAAGATATTATTAAGCTTCTTGAGGATAAGATTCCAATACTTGCTGCAATTATTCTTGTTCCAGAGGGTTTTACTGTAAAGAATAAACCTATGGATGAAATGATTACTGCATTTGAATGGGATCTTGAACTTGATCAGATTATGGAGATTATAGATGATTTTTTTTCTTTCAACCCGATTCCTTTGTGGCTGAAGAAACTAAGCACCAAGATGGGTGTCGGGGAGAGTCAGACAAATATAAAGAGATTTTTGGAGAAGGAGACTGGATTGACAGAAACATCGCTCTCTTATCCGGAGGAGACATCACTAAACGAGACATAATTACTTGGGAATTTACTCCAAGTGAATGCTCGCAGTATATACATTTACGATTCAGAGAATTAATTTTTAGGGAATCGATTATAGCTTTTCTCTCTGGAAAGGGGGATGACAAGAAAACACTCGGTAAGCTTGATGAAAATGATATGTATTGTCAAGCTTGCCGAGCGAAGTCAAAAAATAAACAAGATTGTTCAATCTGCACCAAAGACCTTAAGGTGCTTGAGCCAAAAAAGAAATAGAGGTAACAATGGCCGGAATAAAAACAGATTTATTACTTGAAGCTCAAGCAAAAGGTTTTTCTGATGTTACAGATCAGTTGACCAAAATGGTCGATGCGATCAATAAAATATCCAATAAAAAATTTTCAAATACAGGAGCAAAAGCTTTTACTACTGAAGTACGAGCTTTAGGTAGTGCTATTGAAAAGCTTGGTACTGATCAAGTTCGAGCCATCAATAAAATGGGAGTTGAACTTGATAAAGCTCTTGGTTCAATGAAAAAGTTGAACGATGAAGCAAGAAAAAGTAAGTATTCCAATCAGCTTGAAATGGGTTGGGGTTTTGGTTCCGTGTTTCGTGACATGGAAAAGATGTTTCAACTTCAAGCTCGTTGGTACCTTTCTCGTGCTGTTTTATTCTCTACATTGGAAATTCCAATTGTTGCAATTAAAAGCATTGGTAGTTATGTGCTTGAGCTTGATAAAGCTCGTGCTGAATTAATGAGATGGGGAGCTACTTCTGGACGTGTAACTGCGGAAATGGGCAAAGATGCTGATAATCTTGTTTTACAAATTCGTAAAGCAACAATGCAGTATCCTGTTATGTTTAAGGAATTAAAAGATTCCGTTGAATCATTTGTAGGTGCAGGTATTGATTCAAAGGTTGTAGCAAAGATGGTTCCAACAATTGCTCAGATGCAAACAGCATTTAAAGAGATTGATTTTAAGCAATTTTCGATTGCTTTGTCAGGAGCTTTAAATGTTTTTGGTGGGAATAGTCTTGATCAAGCAAAAACAT